GCATCCTGTGCATCGTGTGGCATGGTTTGTCGGTGGGTCCAAGCGGCGTAATCTCAAGACCATCTTGGATGATATTGACTCGATCGGGAAGAAGCGTAGTCATGGCTATGGGCGTGTCGCACGATGGACAATCGATGAGGTGGAGCATGATTGGAGTTGGTTTGCCGACACGCCACATGGTAAGCTGTTGATGCGTGTATTGCCGTGGTGTGAATCATTGCGGCAGTGTATCGGTTGGCGTACATGGTACGGTGGTTATGCGCCACCATATTGGCATCCAGACCGCTTTATCAAGGTGGCAATTCCATGCTGAATGAACTCCCGGTTTTAGGCTCATTAAAGAAAGTCGGCAACTTCGAGAAGAAGCCTAGAAGCTGGGAGTATGTGCCATCTGCTAATCCACGCAAGAAGCTTAGTGTATGCATGGTGGAGCCTGGTGAAGAGGAGAACCGAGGCTCCATCGGCTGTACATTCGTCATGAATGCGGCGCGTGCAGCAGGATTTGAGATTGATTATCTAGATCCCGATTCGGTCAAGACCGGTTACGATGTCGAGCTAATCTCAGTGCATCACTGCACAGATTTCGTACCACTTAGCAAGCTCAAACGCCGAGCACCGATTCGCATTGTTGGCGGACATCCGACCGTCAATAATGTGAGACCTGCAATTCCCTTCGGCGATATCTTTTGCATTGGTGAGGGTGAGGAGTGGATAGGTTGGGTGCTTGATGCATTGGCACGCGGTCAAAGCCTAGACACCATTGCCAACTTCCCTGGCACGTTGGTGCGTCAATTTCACAAGATGGGTGACTACATACCCATGTCATTGACGGTCAACCCACTGCCTAAACACAAGCCGTATCTCAATCGTCCGGGCAATGGTCATGCAGCCAATTGGTACATTGAGATGGCTCGTGGATGTCCGTACGCATGTCACTATTGCGAGCTTGGCCATGCATGGAAATACCGCATGGCTGACACGGATTATCTGATTGAGCAGATTGATATGATCGACAAAAAGCAGAGCAACAAGGTCACTCTGTTTGCACCGGATGAAGCTAGTCATCCTGGTTACGGTGCAGCGCTCAGGCACATTGCCAAGCGCAAGCTAGTCACGTCATTCGGCAGCATGCGACTAGATCAGATCATGCGTGGTGAGTTGCCGCTGCCAAAAAATATGCTAATACGAGTTGGCCTAGATGGTTTGAGTGAAGAGACTCGATTCCGTGTTGGTCGCAAGCAGACTGATGATGACGTTGTCGAATACTTCCAGTTCATGGTTGATCGTGGCAATGTGCAATTCAAAATCTTCATGGTGTTCTGCTACCCATGGGACACCATTGACGACTTCGAAAAATGGGAACTGCTGATGTGGCGCATTGCCAACATCCGCACACCACGCAACATCAATTGCCGCATCAAATTTACGCCATTCATTCCGCAGCCATCTACACCATTAGGTAAAGAGCCGCCGAGTTACAATCATGACTTGATTCAGCGTGCGAAGGACTGGTTCAAGATGCATGGCACACCGAAGCACAGTCCTGGCTGGTACTTTGTCAATGATGGTATCATGAGTGAAAGGTCACACACCATTCAATGCGCATTGACACTTGGCACGGAAGATTTGATTACTTCTGGCGTTGACCTAGATGCATATGAATGCTTGAAAGGATATCGGATTTAGTCATGAAAATCCGCATGAACGTTGACGAGAACTACAGAAATTTCTACCATTATCATGGTGGTGAACCAGTCATCTACGGCAACAGACTGCTCTTCCGTGATGGGTGGATGCATGATAGGCGCAGCAAGGAAGGCCCTGCATATCCGCCAGGTGACGACAAAGAGTTTCTGGCTATGACGTATTGGCTGCGTCGCAAAGCAGCGATAGAGCGCGAGTTCAAGGAGTTGTGGGGCAAGTATGATAGCTATCGCCAGTTAGCTGAAACGACTGACTACCCAATTGCACTACAGATATTGATTGACACTGATACTGACAATGGCACACGTAAGCAATGGGCTCCAGCGACGCTAACGGAGCTGGAGCACCGACTGGATATTTACCGCCAAGAAATCAAGGAATGCGAGGCATATATCAATGATCGTGCGTAACGAGAATGATGGGTTCATCAACAACAGTGTGAATGATGTCTTCAATACTTTCATCACTGATCGGCGACGATACATTGAGCAATTTCTTGATCCGCGTCGCGATATTGCAGCCGAATGCGGCTTGCCAACGACGTATGAGATGGACCATCGTTACTACCGAGAATTGTATGACCGCAATGGCATTGCAACGCGTGTAGTGGAGATATATCCAGAGGAGTGCTGGAAGGTTCAGCCGTCCATCTATGAGACTGAAGACGTAGACAACAAGACTGAATTTGAGACGGCATGGGATGACCTATGCAAGAGCCTCCGCAGTGGCATGAGCGAGAGTTGGTTTGCGCCTGAGGAGGATGAAGGCAATCCCATTTGGTCATACCTCAAGCGTGCTGACATTCTCAGCGGCATTGGCACATTTGGCGTTGTGCTGCTTGGCCTGAGCGACGGCCAGCCATTGAATACACCAGCGCCAGGATTCGAGGAGATTGGCAGTAGTTATCGTGCTTTCGAGTCTAACCAAATGCCATATTGGAGTAATGACAAAAAGCAATGGCTGTGGAAGACGACGCAAATAGGCGGCTACTGGAAAGAAGGCATTGAGCCTACTGTCTACAATCTCAAGGTGACACCAGGTAAGCTATCGCTCAACTACATGCGGGTGTTCGATGAGTCGTTAGTAGATGTGACCATCTATGAGAATAACCCGACATCGCCACGCTATGGCTTTCCAGTGATGTATCGAATCACTTTAAGTGATCCGTATGAGCGGCATAGCGGTGTAGGATTCTCGATTGCAACACTCGATGTGCATTGGTCAAGAGTCATTCACGTTGCCGATAATCTCACTAACTCAGAGATATTCGGCGTGCCAAGACTGCGGCCAGTGTACGATTACTGCTATGGGCTCTATAAGCTTATCAATGGCAGTGTCGAGATGTATTGGAGAGGTGCATTTCCTGGCATCAGCATTGAGACGCATCCGCAGTTGGGCGGTGACGTCAACATTGACATCGATGCTACTCGCGCGCAGGTGGATGATTACTTCAATCGGTTGCAGCGATCGTTTATTACGGTTGGTAGCAGTGTCAAAACATTGTCGCCAAATATCAGCGATCCGACCAGCCAGTTCAACATGCTAGTTGATGCATTGTGCGTGAAGCTTGGTATTCCTGTGCGTATTTTCAAGGGCAGTGAGCGAGGTGAATTGTCATCGAATCAAGATGCGAGTGCGTGGGACGATCGGCTAAAGGCGAGAATGAATGGGTATCTTACACCTAGACTGATTGTGCCGTTTATCGATCGACTGATTCAACTTGGCGTACTGCCTCAGCCAGCTGAAGGCTACAAGGTTCATTGGCCAGATTTAGCAGCGATGACAGATCAAGAGAAGGCGTCATTAGCAGAGTCTCGCACGCGTGCATTCGCGCAGTATGTAGCAGGCGATGTTGGTAACTTGATTCATCCAGTTGATTACCTTGTTGGTGTGCATGGCATTCCTGAGCAAGAAGTGACATCATGGATTGAGCGGATGGAAGAGGTTGAAGCATCAGTTGAAGGCACGCCGGAGCGTAGTAAATTGCTTGATCTTGTCGGTGGTGTGACAGGTATGGCCGAGCTATTCCGCATCTACTCAGAAGGCGGTGTCAGTCGTGCCACATTGGTGCAGATTATCATGTTGTTCTACGGTCAAAGTCAGCAGCAAGCAGAGCAGATCGTTGCTGATTCTGAGGCTGGTGCAATGATGCAAGCGGCTCAACCTTCATTCACTCCAGCGGTGTAATTGCCATGCCGACACCTAGACCCAATGAAACACGCGACGCATTCATCTCGCGTTGCGTGCCTATTGCATTGCGAGAGCGCGGCACTAAATCACCAGAGCATGCCGTTGCAAAATGTGGCGGCATCTATGATTCTCACAATGCAGTGAACAATCAGCAGCGTGATGTGTTGCGAGGCGATCCATCACGCACGAAGTTACTTCGTGACACTGCACAGCGTGACATGCGAGTGAGATTCAGGCGCATCTTGACACGCATCAAAAAGCTATTGGTCGAAGAAGATGCATTAGGCTTGCGACCAAAGAACCAAGTGACCAATACGCGTTGGCAATTTCGCACCGATGAAGAGAAGGTCAAGGCATTTGACGAATGGCTAAGGAAGCAAATATCTAGTGAGATTTTGACAGGCATCATTGGTCCTAGCGGCAACATTGAATGGGTCGAAAAAGCCTACAAAAAAGGGGCTGAAACTGCATTCAAAGGCGTGACCAAACGCACTCTCAAGCCACAATTAGAGAAGCCCATTTCGGTATTCGAAGGGCAGAAAGAGCAGTTTATTCAAAGCTTTATCACTGGTCCGCAGTCGGTGCGCAAGGTGAAGCTGTTGCAGACTCGTGTGTTCACCGACTTGAAAAATACTACTGAAGAAATGGCTAAGCGATTGGAGGTAGTATTGGTAGATGGGCTAATTCAAGGTAAGCAGCCGTACGCAATGATCGAGGATGTACAGAAGGCAATGGGTGTTAGTGCTTTCCGTGCTGAGACCATTGCACGTACTGAGATTATCAGAGCCAATGCAGAGGGCAACCTAGACGCCATGGAGGCTTTGGGCGTTGAGGAAGTTGGCGTGCTAGTGGAATGGTCAACTGCTGGAGATCAACGCGTGTGCAGCCTTTGTAGTGCATTAGATGGCATCACGCTCAAGATCAAGGAGTCGCACAACCTTTTGCCAAGGCACCCCAATTGTCGATGCGCATTCATACCGGCGAATCTAGGTGAAGATTCATCAGGGCAAGTTCGCAGTAAGGAAGAGATTGAAGAAAGACTGGCTGAAAGCTTGCGTCGCGAAAAGGTAGGTATCACACCAGAAGAAG